GATACCGTATCGGTCATTACCATCTAAGTTGTACCTCGTTAAGTAGATTCGTCGTTAAATACATTGTATACTATCCAAGCCATGCAGAGCGGTAATAGATAGCTAGAGATGCGTCACTTGTTGCGTCTCCGTCGTCTACAAAGCTAAAGGAGTTATCTCCCGGTGCTAGAAGCGTCCACTCTGCAAGAACATCAACTATGCTGCGCTTACCGACAGAGTCTCCGTCGAGTGTAACTACGTGATCTCGTGTGTCAATCTCTAGAACCTGTCCGGACGTTAAACTTTCAATAATTGTTATAGACTCGTTGGTGGTCTCGTTAAGAATAGTTGCAGGTCCTGTTAAAGGTCCGGTGATCTGCAAAACTACAGGCGCATACGCATTTCCTGTATTAGTTACCGTGCCTGCGCCAGAGCCCGCAACACCCGAGTTTGCTCCCTGGATAGTCACATAACGATATCCAAGCTCGTCCTCGGGATACCACTCGTATTTAAGAGGATCCGGAGCGCGTAGGCCGATAGAAAACTCTGTGCGCCCTCTTGCGTTAACTGTCTGGATGTTAGGACGTCCGCTAAGTCGCACAAAGGAAGCCTTGGTAGGTTCTTCATCCACCTTAATCCATGCTCCTACGTAGACTAGGTCGGTTTCCTTAATAAGCTTATCACGAGAGACTTGAACTAGTGAAGGGTTAGGCGTAAGAAACACTCCGTTAAGAGTTAACTGACGTGCCATATAGCGTCCACGAACATCATAGGAGCCGTCTCCCCAACCGCGAGGAATATCACGGACCTCCGGCTCCGGATGCACCCACCAGCCTTCAATGTCCGTACATACCCATACCACACCGTTCTCATCGATTGTATTGAGAATAAGGTCACCGATAGCAATATCCGCGTTAAGCTGCATTCCTGTAATATGAGGAATAGGAAGCGGGGTAAGACCTAGGTTTACCTGTGTGTTTTCATAGGCCTGCGTTACTTCTTCAAAGTACTCTCCAACGTACGCGGAGTTTTCAAGAAGAACAGCGTCTACTAGAAACTTCTTTGTTGCCGTTCCAGCTATAGGCTGAATTACAGATATTGTGGCGCCGACCGCAAGAGCAGGTGCAATCATTGTGCCCATAAGACGAGTCCAGTCGCTGCCTGTAGGCACCTCTATCCCTGTCGTAGAGCTTGTAGATATAAGGCTTCCGCCAGAGACAGCGGTGTACCACTTAACACTGATCTTTAGCGTACCGGTTTCCTGGTTGTCAGGAACCTTTACATAAGCTGATACTGAATACGTAGCTAATGCTGTCACCTCGATGCGAGATGCTACGACTACACCTGAGTTAGCAGAAGCAGCCTTGGTAACCTGCAAACAAGACGTGCCGTAGAACGCATCGGTAGTGATGCGCGCTATAGTAGAAGATCCTGTAGCAGACCAGCCCGTTGAATCTGTCTTAAATGAAGGATTAACTACTAGGTTAATTCTTGACATATTATGAACCGCCCTTACGCATCTGGAAAGCAATCTGACGGGAAACAACAGCCGCAAGCTCTGACTCGTTCATACCAGCAGATGGATAGACGTTAATAGTATTCCCTCCAGAGCCTCCTGCAAGAAGTTCAATCATAGCCTTATCACGTTTAGACAGGCCATTTGAGTCTAAAGGCTCAACGCGCTCTGCACGACCGGCTTCACCTATGCGTGCAATAGTTCCACCTCTACGGGCAGGAACAATACCACCTTCAGCAAAGTTAGTTACGTCGATGGTAGGGAATGAGAATCCTTTACCACCAAAACCAGGAATCCAGCTTGGAACCGTAAACTTTATTTTTCCAAGCGTGTTGTTCCATGCGTTAGCAACCCACTTAAATACGGACGTTGCTCCTGCGTATAGGGAGTTAAATACAGGAATATTTTTTAACGCTGTTCCTATATTTGTCCATATATTTCTAAAGCTATTTATTAAGAAGCTTCCTATGTCTCCTATAATTTTTGCTATTCCGGTTATTGGATTCTGTGTTAGTGCGCCCCACAGATCTTTTGCTACCTTAATAGCAAGAACAACAGCGTTTGCAAATAAGTTAATAGCAAGAACAAGTGCACCTTGAAATATTGGAACGATATATTTAGCTAGGAAGTCTCCTATTGCCTTAAAAACATCTTTCATCCCAGAAAGACTTACATTTACCGGGCCTATGGCAGCTTTTATCTTGTCAAATGCGTCACCAAGCGCTGAGCCTACTGCTCCCACCAGCGTGCCTATAGCATTTCTAAGATCTTCGCTACTCTTGTATGCAAGAACAAATATTGCAACCAATGCGGCAATAGCGGCAACTACAGCTAAGAACGGGCCAACCGCAAGACCAAAACTTGCAGCTATAGGCTCTAGCGCGGGGCCAAGTTTTAGGTATCCTAAAACTAACTTATCGAGCATTCCAGACATTGCTGCAAAAGGATTCATAAGGAATCCCACGGCCTTACCTATCCCGGTAAGTCCTGAAAGAAACATAGAGAATGGTTTTCCAACTATATAAAGGATACCTGCACCAAACGTAGACCATAGCATGCCGACAGAGAACAGTGCAAGAGCAAGACCATGGATAGGAGCTGTAAAGTCTAGTATCTTCTTAAGAATATCACTGCTAAAAATTGCAAGAATTACCGAAGCTATAGTGTTAAGCGTGTCAAAGAAGACCTGGATGGTAGATGTCTGTGTAAATGCCTCAAGTATCTTTGTTATAGTTACAAAGAGTCTACCCATTGAAGGAGCCGCGGCATTAGACATCTTCATGATGTTACCAAATGAAGGTGCGGCTTCTTTTATGATATCCCAAAACTTCTTGATGTTTGGGTCACTACCAAGCTTTAGCATTTCCTTTACAAAAGCGCCAACACTTCCTAGTATTGCCTTGGTATTTTCAGCCGCACCCGCAAAGTAGTCTTTTAACTTATTTTGACCACTCTCTGACTTAGAGAATATGGCAAATGCTCCTGTAATATCTTTAAAGTAGTCAAGCATGATCTGGCCACCAGTGCCAGGACCCGTGTTAGCCCTAATAATATTTCCTAGGCCTCTAGCAATGTTTCCGATGATCTTTCCAATTTCAGCCGCAACGCGTCCGGCCTCATTGAAGAACGCTGTAAGCTCGCCGTTCTTTTGTTTTACATTTAAGAAGTTATCCCACTTAGCTGTAGTAAGCACTAGATAGTCTAAGAATCTTTGAGTTAACGGGTTAACTGCCACAAGTATAGATAAGAACGATCCCCAGAGACTGCCGATAATCTCGCCTAATTTTCTAATTGACTCTGCCGCATTCGTGAATACAGTGCCAAGATCCTTTAGGTTTCCAGCCTCTGTTATAGCCTGCGCGATAGTAATAGATGCGTCACCTAGTGCCGAGCCAACCTCCGCAACACCCTTTTTAACAGTAGGAAAGGCCTTATCGATAAGTAGCTGAATAGCCTCTTGGAGTTTAGGCAAGAATGATGCAGCCGCTGCTTCCTTTAACTGATTTATAAGAGGTTTTAGACTTGCGATGTACGTTGCAAATGTTTTTTGCGAATCAGTTAGATTTGCAAGTGGATCTGCAACTCCGCTAGAGCGTCCTTTAGCTGCATCTTCCTGTGCACGACGCAAAGCTTCTTCTGCATCTTTTTGCTTTTGAAGAGAATCAACTTCTGTTTTTGATCTTGTGTCTTTAGCATCAGACACTGCTTGATCTGCCTGAGCTGCGGCCTCGCGTGCAGCAACTACTGAGTCAAGACCTTCAACTCCAGTCTTTGCAAGACGCTCTTGCTCCTTAGCAAGATCCGCATTTTTATCTTTAGCGCGACGAAGATTAAGATCTGCTTCTGCGTAGGCTAACTGCGCTTCACGACGAGCTCGAGAGTTAGGAGGTAGATCTTGAACACGTGCTAATGTTTCACGTGCCTTTTCAAGATCCATACCTGCGCGCTTTTCAGCGAGTGCTGCGTCCTCTGCATCAAAGCCAATTTGTTGAAGTTGCTCGTTGCCATCTTTAAGTGCAGCGGTAAGTGCTATCTGAGCTTTTGTAGCTCCGTTAGCAGCGTCTTCAACGTCCTTATTAGCTTTCTTAAGAGCTTCTCCATTACTTGCAATTACTCGTATAAGGGCTTTTTCAGCGTCAGCTACCCTGCGTTTTGCAGCGGTATCATCTGCAGCCGCGGTGGCTCTCTGTTTGTTAAGAGCCGTTACTGCCTTACCTATACCAGATAAGGCAAGTTTAGCTACCGCAGCACCGATACCTATATCTACTAATCCTGCGCCAAGTGCTACAGCAGCAGGTGTAGCAGAAAGTAACGCACCTCCAAGAGCAACAACTCCGCCCACGAGTGCGGCGATACTTCCGATTAGCTCTGAAACAACAGTTCCAACTACTATTCCAGCAGATTGAAGAGAGTACAGCGCACGACCTTGCTGCTCAATCTTATTTGCAAAATCTGAGCTTACTCCAATTTTTGAAAGATTCTGAGAAAATGCAGTGCCAAACTTAGATCCTGCGCTTGATCCTACTCGAGAGGCAACACCTTCAAGTTTTTGTAGATCTCTGCGTACCGCAGACTCAAACCCAGTTGTTACAGGTTTGATGACGATAAATGCCTCGCCGACTACTGCCATGGTGTCACCTCCTTCCTTTTTCTAGTTCTTAGTTCTTAGTGCCCGAGTGGAGAATCTAGGATGTCACCAAATGGTTTAGGTGAATTTGCATTCACGCTAGTTGGTTCTAGATACGGCTTAGGCTTTTTCTTTGGTTCAAATGGTTTAATCTCTGCTTCCTGTTCTTGAGGAGCATCAAAATCCATAGTACCTGAAGCAGAAAGGTCTCCCTTTTGCGCAGCATACTTGTACTCGCTATGATAAAGATCTCCATATATAGAAGATCTAGTCTTATCACGAGCTTCAGCCTGCTCTGCAGTACTATAGTTCATATCATCCTCGAGGAAGTAGTGAAGAACGTCTAGCATGTCACTAAATTCCATGCTCGCAAGTTGTAGTCCGTTCACTAATGCTCTTCCATTCACATAAGGCCATAGGTCGATCCCCCACTCTAGGAGACTGTAGGCTGCTCTTCCGGGCGTCCTGAATACTCCTCGACCAGCCATGACGTGATGTCAGCTAGTGTTTCAACTGTAACGATCTTGTCAGGGTGCTCACATAGTGCATTAAAGCGCACAAAGCTTTCTTCAACAAGAACCTTCTTAAAGAAGCTGTTGATCAGCGCTGCTGATTTAGCAGGATCGTTAGAGCTAGCATCAGAGATAAGATTTAACATAGTCTTTCCTTGTACCTCTGGGATACAGTTAAATTCTTCTTCATGAAGCTTAAATGATAATGGTTCCTTATGTACTTCATTGGCTCCTGAGCCAAAGTCCTTGAATCTATTAGTCATGTTTTCTTCCTTCGTAGTGTGTTAGTGTCTTTATCGAGACAGGTGTCTCAATGCTTATCTTATCAAATATAGGTTATCGGTTAGATACCTATTTGGTCGTGTTCCAGGGTGACGTACAGCATGTGTATAGATAACTCTTCCGCCTGAAGAGAAACGCAACACGGTTGATCTATTTGGAACGATAAGGTGAGGCTTAGTGCCTTCGTGGTGTAGCAGCGCGTAGTGCAGGTTAGACCCAACCATTAAATATTGACCAGCAGGACCACCGCGCATGTGTCTCATGTGAATAGAATTTTTTAATCTGCCGGTCTTGATGCCTGCCTGCATCTTTGCAGCAATAACGATACGACGAGCACGCTCTGCAAGATAGCGTCCCACCATTCCGCTAGGGCTCTTTAACATCTCATCCATTGCCGGCTTATTAAAAACTACCTTTACAGTCATTATGGCACCACCAATGTTACCTGCATCTTAGTGGTCTCAAAGCCACCTTCTGCAGTTGCAGCCTCAACGGTTGCAATAACACCCATACCAAACTCTCCTGGCTCCCACTGATCTATCTTAGTGATAAGCTCCATAAACATATATGCATCGACCGCGGAGATTTCCGATCCTTCCTGTATCTTTTCAGAAGAAGGCGCTTTACCATTAGATCCCACAACAGGGATTGCACGAGAAATAGAAATGCTCAGCACCGCGCTGCGGGGAGATGTAGTTCTCTGTGGTTGGCTAGCCTGATCTCCAGGAAGCCCTAGATACATTTGAATAAACGAAACGCAGAGCTGCTCGCAGTCGATAGCAGGCTCGCCCATAGTCCAAAATTGACGATGTGGTAGAGGAACATTATAGTCCTCGTATGTCTTAACTACCTTTTCAAGAACCTTATCAAGAAAGTTCTTAAGATGCAGTGCATCATCGCTTACGGAGGCTATGTTAACAATTTGCATGTTAGCCTCCTTAATTATCTAATGTGTAGGTAGGTGTTGTAGAGGTACCAAGTCTGAGTGATAGGTTTCCGGATGCAATATACACAGTTTCGTCACCGCGTACTGCATAGAGATCCCACGTACCTGGGTCAACAAAGCCTGCGTATGCGTAGGCATCTGCATAGGCAACAGATAACGTTAAGGTGTCGCGTGACTCGTTTGTAACAAGCGCAGTGCCTGTAGTTGCAACACGGGCAATATCGTCCGCAACTTTGGCAAACATAAATGTAGTAGTTGTGGGAACATCCCCAATGTAGTAGGAACCGTTAAAGGTTGCATCTACACCTGAGATTGTCACATAGTCGCCTACCGAGAACGCGTGGGCAGTCGACGTGGTAATAATCGCCATGTTATCAGCAAGTTGCTTATAGGAGACTGACTTAGATATATCATTAGTAATAGTGTTAATAGACACGGCGCCTGAACCAAGATCACGTGTCTTACTTCCGCTGTAGTTTCCGATCTTAAGGGTAGGTACCCATGTATCGTCTGTCACTAAGAACGCGGCATTGATGTAGTCGATGTTTACGTCTAGTGTTCCACCGTCTTTACCGGTGATAACCATGTCAAGAGTACTTGGCGCAAGAGAAAGAGGCTTAGCAACGTGGCGACGAGCACGAGGAACGTCCGGAGAGAATACACGTGCCTTAGCGCGTGCCTTATCTGGATTTGCAGACTTTAAGAATAGATCTACAATATAAAGACCTGTTCGCATATCCGCGATGAAGTCCTGGTTGTCAAGGATAGTGTAAGAGATCCCCTGACGTGAAACAGAGGTGATGCGCTGTGGAAGATCGCAGTCATCACCGGACCAAAGCTTAATAAACTCTGTAGCAAGAACACGTGCAGCGGCCTTACCGGACGCAGGAGGTGGAGCACCATATGTATAGGTAACCTCGATGTTGCAAGGGGCCCATGCGGTTCCAGAGCGCGCCTGAAGTGTAGAATGATCTACTAGGTAATAGTTAGATGGGTCAACGATCTTTCCGGTACGGTCACGGACAGAGTCGATCTTAATAACAGGCCGTCCGCGTAGGCGTAGACGGGTAGACGGTGACATACCGTCTGTAGTTAGTTCCGCGTAGTCGTCAAATTCGTCAAAAGGAATGTTGTACATGTCGCCGCCGACAAGCTCCGGCGTATAGTTACGCGCTGATGCGCCTAGGCGGTACGCGCGAGACGCACATACATACTTCTCGGTAACTGTATTGATTCCACCATATTTGCGACCGGACATCGACCATAGAAGTTGAGACGCTACCTTAACGGCTTCGTACGCATATTCGTGATCCGCATAGGAGTCAAGCTCTTCAACGCTAACCCAAAGGTTTGACACTTATATATCCCGTCTAATCGTCGTTAGTGTATATCTTAATAAAGGAGCGGCATGCCTGTGTTGGTGGTAACACATCGGCATGCCGCTCACATTCTATTATTAAGCGGTTGGATCCTCAGTTGACGCAATGATGAAGTCTGTTGCGTTATCTGCGTTATAGCTCTCGTTACCAGGAACGTTATAAGCTGTAGTTGAACCCTGTGAAGTAAAGTCTGTTACCGCACGTGAGTTAGCAGGTACTAGAGCTGTTCCAGTATCTGCAGCAGAAGTAATTGTTCCGCTTGTTGTTGTTGTGTAGACAAACGTTGTAGTTGTTGGTACTGAAGTAATTGTGTATGTACCGTGCAAAGCAGAGTTTCCGTTTGTACCAGACACTGTTACTGAATCGCCAGCCACGAAGCCGTGAGCTGTTGAAGTTGTAAGTGTAGCAGTTGAACCGGTGCGGTATGAGTTAGAGATAGTCTTTGAGATATCTCCGTGCCATGTGTAGAAGCCCTTGCGCCCTGTTGGAGCCCAGGCATTACGAGCATATGAGTACGGACGCTCTGTTGCAACTGGGAACTCCCAGCGCTCATCTAAGCCCGTTGAGAATGCTGTGTTGCCAAGGCCATAGCCTTGGAAGCTGTTTGCAAGCAAACCGTTTTCAATAACGCGGTCACCTGAGAGGCGAAGCTTGCAGTATGGGAATACCCAGTGGAAGTAAGGAAGTGTTGAAGCTTTCTTACCGTCAATAATTGCATGTGACCATGTCTCGATAGCAACACCGTTACCTGCAGGATCATCGCCAGTTGCTGGTGAAGACCAACCGACTGACTTACGATCTGGTGAAGCGTATGTTCCAAGGTTCTTACGAAGCAATAGACCGCCTGAGATAAGCTGTGTTAGCTCTTGATCTGGTTCTGCGATTGCAAGTTCCATAGAGATACGCTTTAGTGTATCTGGAGACTTGTATGTTACAGCAACAGCGCCGTTAGCGCCCTTTTCTGTAATTTCATCGCCTTCTTCGTACTCAGGTGTAAATGAAAGACGCATGAACGCTGATGTTGTGTAGCTGTCGCCGGGCTGATTCAGGAGGTTGCCAGACGCGTCAAGTCGAGTTACTCGAATTGAGACGCCCTGAATACTGGCGGCGTATTCTTGAGTTGCCATTGTGTTTTGTTTCTCCTTATTTAGAGGCGGCTACTAATACGTATATTTTACGCGGT